TGAAAGACCCCCGAGGTGGGCAGTCAATCAATCTGAGGAGACCCTCCCAAGGATCAGCGAGTCCACGATTCGGATGCAATCAGCAAGAGGCTTTATTGGGAACACGGGTACCCGGGCGACTCAGTCTGTCGGAGGACTGGCGCGCCGAGTGAGGGGTTGTGAGCTCTTTTATAGAGCTCGGGAAGCAAAAGCGCGCGAACAGAAGCGAGAAGCGGGCTGATTGGTTAATTCAAATAAGGCACAGGGTCATTTCAGGTCCTTGGGGGAGCCTGGAAACATCTGATGGGTCTTAAGAAACTGCTGAGGGTTGGGCCATATCTGGGGACCATCTGTTCTTGGCCCCGGGCCGGGGCCGAAACTGCTTACCGCAGATATCTTGTTTGGCCCAACGTTAGCTGTTTTCGTGTACCCGCCCTTGATCTGAACTTCCCTATTCTTGGTTTGGTATTTTTCCATGCCTTGCAAAATGGCGTTACTGCGGCTATCAGGCTAAGCAACTTGGTGGGGTCTTTCATTCCCCCCTTTTTCTGGAAACTAAATAAAATCTTTTATTTATCGTGGCTCGTATTCTAGTGGTTTTAGCTGGTGGTATTGTTGAGTCAGGACTAAAGCCTGGACTACTGAGATCCTGTCTTTAACAAATTGAACTAACCGATTAAGAATGCAGGGTCCACAAAAGCAGAATTAGTAGGAGTAGGAGTATAATGAGAAGCCCCATGATGGTGGATATCAACGTGGTAAACCAGGGGGATCTGTTAAACGATCCTTCGAACCATCCTTGGCTCGACTCAAATAGTTTTTGTCTCTGAGTGAGTCTCTTTCTTAATTTGGCCATACTATCTCTTACTAGGCCTGTATGGTCAGCATAGAAACAACATTTTTCTTTTAGGGCAGAGGTATGATTAGAATTAGTGCCTAGGACCGCAACCCCCTCGTAATAGGGGGGTCCAGACACTAGGCATAACCAGCACTCTTGGGTTTTATCAGGGTTGGTAAGGTTGAGTGCCTGGTAAGCTCCCTGTACTAGATTTAGTAACCTGTCTCCCGTCCCCGGTTGTTGAGAAGGTGGGGCAGTCCCAGGGACCATAGAGGCTGCGCCTGTAGGAGGAGGCTGAGGAGGCCTGGGGAGCCTGACCTGCACGGGTCGGGAGGGGGGTAGTTGGCCAATGATCACGGGATTAGGCCCAATGGGGATGCGGGGCCCTATATTGAGGACCTGGCGGGTCAAAGAGAACCGGGTCACCGGGTCGATCCCTGTGGGTCGGTACAGTCTTAGTCCCCATACTTTGGGGCTATCCCAGCTGGCCTTTTTACCCGCGTCAGTGAATTTTAAGACCAGGGGGTTGCATCGACCCCCCGGTGTGGCACCCTGGACGCCACTGGAGACCGAGGAATCATAACAGGGGCCCCGATCCTTAGGAGTGTTTCCTCGCTTAAGGGAAATTAGGTCCCATGATGATGATGGCTTCCAGTATGCCTGTCCAGTGGTCTCACAGCCCCATTTGCCACAGTAGCCCTCTCTCGGCCCTCCACACCCTGTTGGTACAGTATGCCCGGGGCAAACATAGAAGTCAAATGTTCTTGCCCTTTTTCTTCCCCCGGGAGTGCGACACTCAAGTCCAGTCTCATCCCAATCGTCCCCTATTAAATCGCACAAGTCGAAGTGCAGCATAGGAAAGGCATCTGTCATTGTCCCCAGGAGGGAGGTAGCGTTAGCTGTTTGTCCTGTCATTAGGTTGGTAACTCTCCAAGTAACATTGAAGACCTGGTGAGGGCTGTCATGTTGTACTGATACTCCTGCCCTTATTAAGATCCCCAGGACTATCAGGGGGCCCCACGGGTTAATCTTATCTTTAAGGGGTTTTGAGAATGCTGGACCTTTCATGTCGGTCCTGATGCCGTTCCGGCCGGAGGGGTTGTCGCCGCTTTTACGTGAGCGGCGTGTATCCCCGCAGAGATGCCGTCTACTTTGAGAGCGGTGGGGGTGGTCAGCAGGACGGTGTAGGGTCCTTTCCAGCGGGGTTCTAAGTTCTTAGTCTGGTGCCGGCGTACCCACACGGCGTCACCGACACGGAGGGGGTGTGGTATCACTGGCTGATCCAGCTGGTCCTGATAAGCAGCGGCCAGTGGCTTCCAGACCTCTCGTTGTACTGCTTGGAGGGCCTGTAAGTGAGCTTGGAGAGAGGGACTATTAGTTAACTTTGACATTTCAGGATCATGAAAATTGACAAGGGGCGGGGGTGCCCCATACAGAATTTCATACGGAGTAAGTCCATGGGGGCCCGGAGTATTCCGGGCTCGGTAGAGGGCCAGGGGGAGTAGGAGTACCCAGTCTCTAGTGCCAGCTGCAAGCGTTAATTTAGTTAAAGTCTCCTTGATGGTTCTATTTATTTTCTCTACCTGACCTGAACTCTGGGGTCTGTATGCACAATGTAGTTTCCAATCAACCCCCAATAAATCGGCTACTGTCAGACTTACCTTGGAGACGAAGGCAGGCCCATTGTCGGTTCCCAATACCTGTGGCATGCCGAATCTGGGGAAGATTTCTTCTAGTAGCTTCTTGGTTACAACTTTGGCAGTTTCTTTCTTGGTTGGGAAAACTTTTATCCATCCAGAGAAAGTGTCTACGAAAACTTCTACTGCTGCTCCGGCCTTGCGCTGTCCCTCTTGCAGGAAGCTGCTCTCATCTGTGTACCAGGTGTGGTCAGCGTCTGGGAGAGGCTGGTCCGTAAGATCTGGTCTAGTTCCGTGGGCTTCAGCCAAGATGTCAAGGCAGTCATGTTGCAGCCCCTCTTCAGGTAGAGGGAGCAGCGTAGCTGGGTTTAGGGTCACTATTGGTCCGAACTGGACTCGGTCCGTGTCCAGAAGCAGAGCCTGGTAGTGGGTCATTCGGGCGTTGGAGAGCCAGCGATCAGGGGGTTGCCTAACTAGTGCCTCTACTGCATGGGGGGCCAGAATGACTAGTGGCTGTCCCATGGTGAGCTTGCCAGTGTCTTTGGTCAACAAAAAGTTCGAAGGGCTTAGTCAAGTCTGGTAATCCCAGGGCAGGGGCAGTTAAGAGAGCCTGCTTGATCTCTTGGTAGGCCTTTTGCTGGTCTGGGCCCCATTTAAACAGAGTCCCCGTTTTGGTGAGAGGGTACAAGGGGGCTGCCATTTCTGCAAACCCGGGGATCCAGAGGCGACAGAAGCCTGCCGTCCCTAGGAACTCCCTTAGTTGTCGAGGGGTCTTTGGAGTAGGCTGCCCCATCACAGTCTCTTTTCTGGCCTCAGTCAGCCATCCCTGACCCTCTTTTAGAAGATACCCCAGATACTTGACCTGTTTCTGGCAATTTTGGGCTTTCTTGGCCGAGGCCCGATATCCGAGGTCCCCTAGGGTTTGTAACAGGGCCCGCGTACCTTGTTGACAGTCAAGCTCAGAAGTGGCGGCCAGCAGTAAGTCATCTACATACTGGAGCAGGATCAGGTCTGGGTGCTGGATCCGGAAGTCTGCGAGGTCCCTGTGCAGGGCTTTATCAAACAGGGTGGGACTGTTTTTGAAACCCGGTGGCTAGGTGCACCTGGCGATCCGTGGTCCAGCGATACCGCTTTCTTCCAGTAGCCCCTTGGACCCAGGCAGACTTGTCACTTAGGGGTCCAGGATTTTGGGTCAGCACGGAGTGTTGGGCCCCAGTATCCACTAGGAAGGTGACGGGTTGCCCCCCCGACTTTGAGGGTTATCCTGGGTTCAGGGGGGGGCTCCTGACCCTGACCTCCCTAATCGTCTAAGGTCAGGAGGGAGGCCTGGGGTCGTGGTCCCCGGGGTCCTCTTGGCTTCTTGGGGCAATCTTTAGCCCAATGTCCCTTTTCTTTGCAGTAGGCACACTGGTCGTGGTCGAGTTGGGGCCTCCTTCGCTCTCCTCCCTGTCTATCCTGTCTCTGCCCGCTAACGACAGCAGCCAGCAACTTACTCATTTCTCTATGTCTTCTGCGGTCCCTCTCCTTCTCTCTCTTTCTTCCGGGGTTTCTCATTTATTAAAGATCTCTTCAGCTTCCCTCACTAAGTCTCCTAAGGTCTTGCTCTTTAAATCTTCTAACCGCTCTAACTTTCGCCCGATATCCGGGGCGGACTGCCAGATGAATGACATGGACACATTGGTTTCTTGCCCTGGGTCCTCAGGGTCATAAGGAGTGTATCTGCGATAGGCCTCCTTGAGTCTCTCTAAAAAGGCTGAGGGAGACTCATTAGGTCCCTGGGTTATTCCTTTTACCTTGGCCAAATTGGTGGGGCTTCTGCCCGCGGTCTGGAGACCCGCTAGGAGCAACTGGCGATAGAGAACTAGGTGGTTCCTACCTCTTTGGGTGGTGTAATCCCAATCGGGACGTTCAAGGGGAAAAGCAGCGTCAACCTCGTTGGGCAGTTGGGTGGGGCGCCCATCGTTGCCCCGGACAGCTTTTCGGGCTTCCAGGAGCACCCGCTGCTTCTCCTCCCCGGTAAGCAGAGTCCCTAATAATTGCTGGCAATCATCCCAGGTGGGCTGGTGGGTGGTGAGGACAGATTCAATCAATGTAGTCAGTTTACCTGGATCCTCAGAGAAGGAAGGATTATTATTTTTCCAGTTATATAGATCAGAGGAGGAAAACGGCCAGTACTGCAACTGACCATTACCCCCCAAACGGAGTGGGAAAGCCCGAGAGGTGGTGGAATCTGCCGCGGGGGGGGTCTCTTTTGCCCCGCAGGCGAGACACTATGGGAGAGGGGGCAGGAATCTCAGAAGTGGAGGTGGCCTCTTCTCTGTCGCCATCTCCGTCAGAGGAGGACGGTCCCTGTCCTCCGTACGGCGGAGGGTCTTCTGAGAGAAGGTCAGTGAGAGGTCCGCCATTATCGGAGAAGGTCCGGGTTTTATAGAGGGGGTAAGAGCAGGGTAAAGGGCAGATCGGGGCGGAGGTTGAGTCGAAGGACCGGATGGGAGGATGGGAGCGGTTGGAGAGGGGGAGAGTTTGGGAGAGACAAAAGGTTTTACCCACGGAGGGGGTTCATAGGCAATAGCCTCCCAGGTGACAATATATGGGACCTGATCCGGGTGTCCGTGGGGACCAGGAGAGAACACCTTAGATTTAACCTGTAGAATAATGTCCAAGTTAAAAGTACCATCTTGTGGCCACCCTACACCGAAAGTTGGCCACTCGGCAGAGCAGAAGGTGACCCAGCGTCTCTTCTTGACATCTACGGACTGATTGGACGCGGTGCGCTGGACATCCTCCCAGTGTTCTAGGGTCAGACTCAGAGGGGTGGTTACGGTCTGTCCCATGTTTTTAGAAGCGGTCCAAAACAATAACGAACAGACAAATAACAAAACAATACTGAGACAGACAAGACGCGCGGCGCGGTTTCGGCGAAAAACCGAAAGCAAAAATTCAGATGGAGGCGGCGAGGGCTTGGACCTCCCGTCTCCTAAGAGGACCACGTACCCCTCCGACAAAGGAGGGGCCCCAAATAGTCCGAATCGGTCAGGACTCGGACTTACTGATTGGGCCACCCAGCGGGCCCCCGATGCCTCTGAGACGTCTCCCAGGGCTGCGGTCGGGAATACGAACTCGTCAGTTCTTCCACGGAACCGCCAGATACAGATCTAGTTAGCTAACTAGTACAGAACCAGACGCAGGCGCAAAAAGTAAATACCGGTACACACACACACACACAAAGACAGAGACGGAGACAAAACGATCGCTGGCCAGCTTACCTCCCGACGGTGGGTCGGTGGTCCCTGGGCGGGGGTCTCCAAATCCCGGACGAGCCCCCAAATGAAAGACCCCCGAGGTGGGCAGTCAATCAATCTGAGGAGACCCTCCCAAGGATCAGCGAGTCCACGATTCGGATGCAATCAGCAAGAGGCTTTATTGGGAACACGGGTACCCGGGCGACTCAGTCTGTCGGAGGACTGGCGCGCCGAGTGAGGGGTTGTGAGCTCTTTTATAGAGCTCGGGAAGCAAAAGCGCGCGAACAGAAGCGAGAAGCGGGCTGATTGGTTAATTCAAATAAGGCACAGGGTCATTTCAGGTCCTTGGGGGAGCCTGGAAACATCTGATGGGTCTTAAGAAACTGCTGAGGGTTGGGCCATATCTGGGGACCATCTGTTCTTGGCCCCGGGCCGGGGCCGAAACTGCTTACCGCAGATATCTTGTTTGGCCCAACGTTAGCTGTTTTCGTGTACCCGCCCTTGATCTGAACTTCCCTATTCTTGGTTTGGTATTTTTCCATGCCTTGCAAAATGGCGTTACTGCGGCTATCAGGCTAAGCAACTTGGTGGGGTCTTTCA